ATGGAGTTATATTCGATGACATCTGAGAAGAAACCGACCAAGCCCAGAGCTTCTCGGCCGAAGTCGGTCGAATCCGCCGAAATCGTTATATTCTCCACGGACGGCCCGAACCGGTCAGCCATCGAAAAGACCATCGAAGCTCTCCGGAGCGAAGACCGATTGGCAGATGTTGACGCAGCTCGACTCCAAATAGTTCGCGGCCTTGCTTCGGCAGTCGACGCACAACCCGACAATCCGGTTATCTGGCGCGAGTACCGCGCAGCCGAGCAAGCTCTACGAAAGGAAACCGAAGCACATGGCGACCCGTTCGACAAGCTCATCGCTGAAATCTCAGCCGAGATGGGCAACCAAAAGAAACAAAAAACGACAAACTCGAGGACATGAGGTTCAGGCAATAGCCAAGCGTCTCGGGACTCCGCTCATGCCGTGGCAAGTTGCCATCGCTGATATAGCCCTCGAAATGGAATTGGATGAAAACACCGGACTCATGGTTCCGGCATATCGAGAGATAAATGTCCTGGTACCGCGCCAATGCGGCAAGACGACCCTCATGTTGTCGATGGAGCTACATCGAGCTCTCCTATGGGGTAAGCCACAGACAATCGGCTACACCGCTCAGACTGGATGGGACGCCAGGCGGAAACTTATCGACGACCAAGTGCCGGCGATAGAGATGTCTCCACTCAATGCCACCGTGAAACGCGTCTATCGAGGCGCAGGCATGGAGGCTATCCACTTCAAGAACGGCTCGAGGATAGATGTCATGCCGTCAACGCCATCCGCAGGACACGGCCGCGTCATTGACCAAGGCATTATCGACGAAGCGTTCTCTGATGAAGACGACCGGCGAGAGGCCGCAATGCTCCCCGCGATGGCAACCAAGCGAGACGCACAGCTCCTCGTCATCTCAACCGCCGGCACCCAAGCCTCGCTTTACCTCAAGCGCAAAGTCGAACAAGGCCGAATCATGGTAGACGCAGGCATGGAGACAGGCGTCGCCTACTTTGAATACTCAGCAGACAACGACGACGACATTGACGACCCGCGCACCTGGCGCAAAACAATCCCCGCCCTCGGACACACAATCGACGAACGCGTTGTCTCCCACGCCCGCTCAACAATGACCGAAGGAGAGTTCCGTCGTGCCTACCTCTGCCAATGGACCGTCCTCGACGACGCAGCAATCCCCGCCAAATATGTCCAGCGCGTACTAGACGCCACCACCGCACCATCCGGACGCCTCTCATTCGGGATAGATGTCGCCATGGACCGCTCCTGGGCTTCGATATGTGTCGCCGACGAAACCGGACGCGTCGAGCTCATTGAACATCGTGAGTCCGTCTCGTGGGTAGTTGACAAAGCCCTATCCCTCTGGCGAAAACACAAAGGCGCAATCGTTGTCGACGGCTACTCACCCGCCAACTCACTCGTCGACCGATTAGAAGCCGGAGGCCTACCCGTCACCCGCTACACCCTTCGAGACATGACTTCGGCTTGTGGCGTCTTTTACGACGCAGTCCTCGACGATGCCATCCGCATCAGACCTCACGCATCACTCGAGGCCGCCATCGAATCAGCAAAACGGAAACAGATGGCCTCCGGATGGTTATGGTCCCGCACAGTCGAATCCGCAGACCTAACACCACTATTCGCAGCCACCCTCGCCTACCATCATTCAACTAACCGCAGACCACCAGAACAATCAAGGAGCCGCATCTTCTAATGAAGCAACACCTACCCACTATCCTCCAGTCCATCGGGACTATCATTGTGGCAATGAGTATCTCTCTAGTATCCGTACCACTCGGCCTCGGCTTCGCAGGCGTCGCACTTGTGGCCTTCGGTATCGCCGCCGAAAGGAGCTAACAATGCTCAACCGTCTCCTAAAGAAACAAACCCAAGACCGCGGCGCGTATGTCGACAGCACCGGTCGAATCTCACGAACCGTCCTTGACAACTACGCCGGCGTCGCAGTCGACACCGAAACCACACTCTCAGTCCCCGCAATATGGCGAGCTACGACAATGATTGCGGACTCAATCGGCGTCCTACCACTCCACGCATACCGCAACGACCAACAACTAGAACCAACACCACGCCTTCTCGAGCGTCCATACCCACTCGAAACACGCGTCGAAACCATCTCAGCAATGGTCGCAGCTCTCATCCTCCACGGAAACTATGTAGCCATCCTTGGCGAGCCTGGACTATCCGGCTATCCCGAATCCATCTATCCCGTCTCACCGGAACGCGTCAGCATCTACAAACAAGACGGCCAAAAAATCTTCCGCATCGACGAGCGTGACTATTCATCCTCCGAAATCTTCCACATCAAAGGATTCTCAATGCCAGGCGACATCGCCGGAATCGGCATCATCGCAGCACAACGCCAAGGCATCGGCGCAGCAGTCGCCGTCATGGAATACGCCGCCCGATACTTCGACGGAGGCACCATGCCCTCCTATGTCATCAAATCCGACAACCCTGACCTAACAGAAGACGAAGCTGACCTACTAAAATTGAAATGGATGGAGCACTACTCCGGACGCTCTCGTCGTCCCGCCGTAATGAACGCGTCAACCACAGTCGAACCACTCACGGCCAACGCGTCGGACTCGCAGCTTGTCGAAGCCCGCAATCAGGCAATCTCAGACTCGGCCAACATTGTCGGCGTCCCAGGCAACTTCATCGGAGCTCCAAACACCTCGCGGACCTACACAAACACCGAACTCCAAGGCCTCGAATACATCCGGACAAGCCTTGCTCCGCTGACCGCAAGAATCGAAGCCACATTTACGGACTACATCCCCCGCGGACAGTACGCCATGTTCAACTTCGACAGTCTGCTCCGCGCCGACACACTCACTCGCTATCAAGCGCACAAAGTAGCTCTCGACTCTGGATTCCTCACCGTTGACGAAGTCAGAGAACTAGAAAACCGACCACCACTCGGAACACCACCCGAAATAAACACCCAAAACCCGACGGAGGTCATGATATGACAATCGAAACTCGCGCCTACGAAACAGACTTGGAAATCCGCTCCACCGGAGACGGCCGGACAATCTGTGGAATCTGTGTTCCCTACAATGTCGAGCAGCGCATCAACACGACACTCACCGAAGTATTCAGAGCCGGAGCGTTCTCGAGAGTCATCCCGAACGCACACCGCGTCAAGCTCCTCGTCGGACACGACGCCCAGGCTCTACCAATCGGCCGCGCCACACTCCTCCGCGAAGACACCAATGGCCTCTACGGCGAGTTCCGTGTCTCCAAAGGCTCACGCGCAGACGACATCCTTGAGCTCGTAAGGGACGGCGCACTATCCGAACTAAGTATCGGATTCCAGCCCTTGAAAGACAACCGCCGAAAGGATGGCGTTGTCGAGCGCATCGCAGCACACCTCGCCGAAGTCTCATTGGTCACATTCGGCGCATACGGCCACCAAGCTCAAGTCGTCGGCGTCCGTGACCAATCAACCACACCGAACCTCGACGCAGTCGAAGAACTCCTCAAAGGCATCCGCCGGTGAAATCCTCCCAAACAGCTTTATCAAGCACCGCGACTAAAGTCGTTGCAGCTGAACCACTAACTCGAACAGTCTCTCTTCATGTCTTGACCGCCGTTACTTACTACATCGGCGGAGACAACACAGTCACCACCTCCAACGGATTCAAACTTGACAACGCAGCCGGACCTTACACATTCACCGTCCCACAAAACGAGGAGCTATGGGCCATCGTTGCCAGCGGGACACCAACACTTTCCGTCCTTGTGCAAGGCGACTAAATGCCCTGGCACATTGAATCCGATAGTGAGTTCTGTAACGGCTTTGCAGTAGTCAAAGATACAAACGGCGAGCTCGAGGGATGCCACAAAACAGAACAACAAGCCAAAGACCAACTCGCCGCGCTATACATCGCCGAGGGTATTGACCATCCGGAAGAAATACGCAAAGGCACCGGACCCGCAGCCATCATCGTCGACATCGACGGCACACTCCAGCTCCCGTCAGGTATCAACAACCAACTCATCCAATACCTCAACGCTCGAGACGAAATCAAAATCATCGTCACCGCCCGTAACGAAACGCAACGCGAATCGACAACCAAGTTTCTCGATTCCATAGGCCTTGAATACCGCGGACTTCGCATGAGTTCTGGAGGCGATGTCAACACCTACAAAGAAGGCGTCGCTAAGAGCCTTATGGAAAACCACGACATCGTCCTAGCCGTCGACAACAATCCATCGACCCGCAAAACCTACGAAGACATGGGTATCCCAACCATGGCCCCAACATCCCGCAGAGATGAAGCCGAAGCAATACTCGCGCAGCTCCGCAGGGTTGACTAGAATACGAACATCCGGCACCCCACCGAACCGAACAGAGCAACCCGCACCGCGGCAACCTCATCGGACGCTCAGGTAGGCACCCCGTCCCCATAATCCACGACCAAAGGACTACCTCCGTGAATCAGTTTCTATCCAACCTCCAAGAGAATCGTCAGTCAAAGACAAGCCTCATCGACGCAACGCTTACACGCGCCGCCGACGAAGCCCGCGACATCACCGAAATCGAATTGGCAAACATCCAGGCTCTCAAGCTCGAAATCGAAAAACTCGACGAGCGCATTGAGCAAATCTCAGACCTAGAAATCCGCAAGGCTAAAGCAGCAGAACTCGCAGCATCAGTCGACGGCTCAGTAGTAGAAAAGCGTTCAGCTGCTCCAGCTCGCGTCATCTCAGAAGAAGCCACATATCACGAGCGCAGCGGAAACGACTTCCTCGCAGACGCAATCGCCGCCGAGTTCGGTGGCTCATACGAAGCTCGTGAGCGCATCACCCGCTACCAGCGCGAAACCATGGAAAAGCGTGACTCAGGGACCAGCAACTTCGCCGGCCTCGTCGTTCCGCAATACCTCGTCTCGAGCTTTGCTCAGCTTCGCCGCGCAGGACGCCCAACATTGGACATCTCAACCAATCAGGCATTACCAGCCTCGGGAATGACCCTGAATATCGGAAGGCTCACAACGGGAGTTACCTCTTATGTGCAAGCGTCAGAGAACTCAGCTCCAACAGAGTCCTCACCAGACGACACTCTGCTCACAGTCAATGTGAACACAGTCGCCTCAATGTTCGACCTCTCAAAGCAAGCAATCCTCCGCGGAACAGGCGTAGAAACCCAACTCCTCGGCGACGCAGTCCGCTCATACCAGACAAAAGTCGACCAATTGGCACTCAATGGCTCCGGCTCATCTGGCGAACACCGCGGAATCTTGAACACCTCAGGAATCAACGCAACGACCTACACAGACGCGACGCCAACTTGGGCGGAGTTCTTCCCTAAGCTCGTCGCAGCAATCACCGACATCTCGACCAACTTCTACGGCGGAGCAAGTCACATCGTGGCGCACCCGTCGATAATTGGTTGTTGGCTCCGCGCCCTGGACACCACAAACCGTCCACAGTTCGGAAACACAGCAGGAAACCCAATGAACGCAGCGGCCACATTCGACCGTCCAGCGTACGACATGGGCGGACTCCAGATTCTCGGCTTGCCAGTAATCGCGGATGCGAATATGCCAACAAACCTCGGAACAGGAACAAATGAGTCGGCAGTTATTGTCGGCGACTTCTCTGAGTCCTATATCTGGGAAGACAACGGCGGCTCGCCTCTGTATGTTCGCTTTGAACAGCCAGACGGCAACATCGCAATCCGTACAGTCGTCTTCGGCTTCTCGGCTTACACCGCCGGCAAGTACCCGACAGCCTTCTCGGCTATCACCGGTACAGGCCTCATCGCTGCCAACTGGGCCTAAATAATCCCCCTCGGAACTCGGCCGAGCACATCGGCCGAGCTCTAGGATTACATCATGAACACAGAGACTCTCATTCGCGCACTCGAAACAGAGCTAACCGGATACATCCGTCGAGGCTTGAACGAACGCGCCAACCTCGTCCGCCAAGAGCTCATCCGGCTCGGACGCCCGATGGACACACCGTCCGCCGTGGATGTGCCGTCCGAGTCGGATAGCACCCCCACAACACTCCCCACACGCGTCAGGAAGGCTCCAGAGCCTCCAAAGCCTGAACCGAAGGCAAAGGCACCCGAGAAGAAAAGAAAGCCCTAATGGCAATCACTAACGGCTACATCACTCTCGCCAATCTCAAGACCTACCTCAAAATCGACGACTCAGTCGAAGACACCCTCCTCGAGTCCATCATTGAATCCGCCTCCAGGAGCATCGACCGCATCGCCAACCGCCGTTTCTATCTTGACGCAACCGCCACGGCCCGCACCTATCGCCCCGTCGGGAATATGCGCGTCATCGTGGACGACTTTGGAACAACTACCGGACTCATCCTCAAGACCGACCCTGACTCGAGTGGCACATACCAGAAGACGATGACGCTCAACACGGACTACATCGTCGAGCCAACTACGGCACTCGCCAAAGGCCGCCCACTCAACTATCTCACCATCGTCGGCGGCACCGCACTATCTCTCCCCGTCAACTACCGCCCACAAGTCGAAGTCACCGCAAAATGGGGATGGCCGTCAGTCCCCGACGACATCGAGCAGGCCACCTACATCCTTTCC